TGAGGCCCGTAACGATGTCAGTGCCGCCCGAGGCTGTGCGGATACGCGCAGCCGCCGCCGTGCCGCCGGCGTCCGCCGACGTGTCCGACTTCGGGAAGCCCGACAGCGTGAGCACGCCGCCCGACGCCGTGCCGGCCGTCGCGTTCAGCGCGATGGTCGCCAGGACAGAGGCCATGCCGGCCGTGCCGATTTCGAGCACGCCCGTCGCGCCGATGGCAGTGACGACCGCCTCGAGCCGTGCGTTCTTTACCGCGGTTGTATAGGTGACAGCCATTCGTTATTCCTTCGCCTCAGTCTTGGGTTTCTTGCGCGCGCGCAGCTTGGCGGGGCGCCCCTGCTCGTTGTACTCGACTTCGAACTCGTCCGCATCGTTGCGGGCGGCCAGGGCCGCTTCCAACTTCTGCACGCGCTGGTTGTTCAGCACGCTCAGGCCCATCTGCTCGCGCGTGATGCGCTCGTTCGAGGACCGATCCTGCCTTGCCTCCTCGATCTTGGCTTCCTGGAGCGCCAGCTGCATGAGCTTGTAGCGACGGTCGAACTCCTCGCGCTGCTGCTCCTGCGGGACGGCGTACAGCCCCTTGGTCGCGACTTCCATCGCGTTGACCTCGGCGGACTGCGCGATTTCCTTGGCCTCGGCTTCCAGCTTCGCTGTCTTGGCCCGGAGCTCGGCGATTTCCGCTTCCTTCTTGGCCATTTCGAGCTGCGCGGACACCATCTTGACCTGCTGAACCATCGGGTCCTGCTGCGCGCCCTGGATCGCGGCGGCCTCGGCCTTCGCGCGCTCCTCCGCGCCCTCGATCATCTTCATGACCTGCTCGCGGTTCGGGATCGACGTGTTCGACACGACGCCGGCCAGGACGGCCCGGTGCTCCGGCGTTCCGGGCTGGAGCCCGGTGAGGAGCTGGCCCATCTGCTGCGTTTCGTACTCGCGCTGCATGATGCCCATGGTCGAGGCAGCGCGCAGCTTGAACTCGACGGTCGGGTAGCGGTCCCGGTTGAACTGCATGTTGCGCCAGAGAATCTTCTCGAGCGCCGGCATCAGAAACTCGTCCAGGAAGTGAACGAGGGTGCGCTTGTAGCGCTTGATGATCGGGGCCATCGCCATCGACATCGCGCCGGAGCGCGCGTCGCCGGCACCCTGGGCCAGGGCCGCGCCGTCGACCGAGCCCGTGGCGGACTGCACCATAGCCTTGAGGTCGGCGGCGTTCTGCCAGTGGTTCGGGTCCAGCTGGCCGAACTTGAACGGCTCCATCACGTCGGACGGCTTGCCGTTGGTGAGCACTGACCCACCCGGCTTGATCTTGAACTTGAAGCCCCGCGGCATGCGGTTGGCGTCCATCCCCATCATCGGCGCGGTGATGAGCGCGAGCGAATCCAGCCGCGCGCGGACCTCGGTGTCGAGGATTTTCTGCGGGGCGGCGCCCTTCTCGCAGATTCCGCGGCCCAGGATGCGGCCTGGCACGACGTCCCACGGGAAATGCACGATGGGACGGTCCTGGAGCGAATAGGGGTTGCGAACGGCCTTGGCGACGTTGCAGTCGTTGACGATGACGACGAAAGCCTCGACGAACTCGTCGGAATCGGCGTCGATGAACTCGGCCAGGGCTTCCTGAACGGTGTCGCTGCCGTCGTCCTTCGGGTTCAGGAGCGATTTCGGCACGAGGCCGTGGTACTTGACCTGTTTCGCGTTGAACTCGTCGTAGTCGCGCGTGCCGGCCTGCTGGTCGCCCGACAAATCGGTCGTGTCCACCGGCGGAGCGGCGAAAAGGTCGGCATCCTTGCGGAAAGTGCCGTCCTTCTGCGCCTGGAGAATGAGGTGACGCGAGACTTTCTCGACAATCGCGATCCCGAGGCCGCTTTCGAGCGACTCGGCGTTCGGATCGTACGCGACGTTGCGCGGATTCAGCGCGCGGAGCTTCGCGCACGTGTATTTCCGCGTGTTCGCGACCACCTGGCCGTCCACGGCGCGCTCCGGCTGGCGCCGTTTCACGTCCTCGAGCACGATTTCACCGAAACCGGACCCGAAAACCGCGCCGTACAGGATGGCCTTGACCGTTTCGGCCGCGAAGTCGGTGGCGGCCAGGTCCTCTTTCAGGCGCGCGCGCACCTTGTCGAGCTCGACGGCCGGATCGACCGGCGCGGTGAGGCCCAAGAAGGGGTTTGCGCCCGGGGGCATGCCCATTTCCGGTACGATCCCACCCATTTGTGGTACGCCGGGGCCCATGCCCGGGGGCATCGGCATCCCGGGCGGGGTCTGTGGCGTCTGCGCAACAGCGGCGGCCATCGGCGTCGGGGCCGGCTCCTCCTGCTCGGGCGAGGCGAGGTCGAAATAGTCCTGCCCGCGGCCGAAGATGGCCTCCTCGAGCTCGGCGGCGGCGTTCTCGACGGCCTCAGACAGGGCCGGCGTGACGATGGTGGACCGCTCGGACGCGCGCAGCCGCTCGTCCTCGGAGAAAATCCCGCGCCACAGGCGCTCCCACTCGTCCCACTTCTTCGCGTACTCGCCGTCGCGCCACTCCACCCAGGAGTTGACGCGCGCCATGACCCACTGGGCCAGGGGCTCGAACTTGTCCTTGCTGCCCTCGTCCGACGGAATCTCCCCTTCGCTCACGATCTGAGCGCCGGTGGCTTGCACGGCGGGGGAGTTGCGTTTGGCCATTGGGTTATCGTCCTGGCGGCGAGAACATGCCGCGTTGTGCGTTCGGTTGGTTGGGGAGGAAGCCGTGCTTCGCGCGGAACTCCCCTAGCTTCATCTGGCCGAGCCCGACCTGCTGCCAATCGGCCTGCTGCTCGGGCGTCAGCTGCGCGGGCGCCGCGCCGGGCGCGGGCCGCTGGTAGACCTCGGGGGCGCCGATGCCCTCCTCGGCGCGGCGGACGGCCTCGTTCACGCGGATCGAGCCGCGCTGCTTGCCCAGGAAGAACTCTGCAATCGGTCCCATCAGGTTGCTTTCTCCAGCGGAAAAGACACCGCCTAGTATCCTGTGTCTGCGTCGAGCACGATCCTGTCGTCCTCGCCTTCATCTTCGAACCCGGCCCACACCGCCTCTTTGACGAGCTGGTCGATGTACGCCAGGGCGTCCGGCCCGTCGTCGTGCACGCTCTCGCTCGGGAACTGGAGCAGCTGGTCCTCGAGCCACGGCAGCCACTCGGCGCCCTCCTCGAAGGACACGTTCCCGTGTTCGAAGCGGCCCTGGAGGGCCCACACGATCCGGTCGGTTTTCTTCTGATTGCCGTGGCGCAGCTCGCCGATGGGCACCATGCAGTTCAGCCGTTGCATTTCCTCGCGGAGGAACGGCTCGACGGCCTGGCGCAGGATGCCCTGCTCGAGGCCGAACGCCACCGGCTTGTGCTTGTGGACGGCGCGCGCGATGCGCAGCGCAGTCTCGCGAATCGTCCAGCGGCCGTGTTGCACCTGCGCAACGTGCCACTTTACCCCATCCACCAGCACGACCACGATGGCTGTTTCGTCGCGCCGGAGCGACGACACCATCCGGGCCTTCTCCTCGAGCTCGAAGCCCGCCAGGTCGACCGCGATGTACGCGCGCCAGCCCTTCGGCGTGGCGGCCTGCTTGAACCACTCCCGCTTGAAGGTGGTGCCGCCGGCCGACTCGAACGAGGCCATGTACTCCTGGCGGAAGGCCGCGCTCGAGAGCGACTGCACGGCCGACTTGATTTCCTTCTCGCTGATAAACGGGTTCTCGGCCGTCGTGAACGTGAAGAAGGCCCACTCACCGTCGGTGTTCTCGATGGCCTTCTGCGCGATCCCGTAGAAGTGGTTGCGCCCTTTCGGCGTCCCGATGAACAGGGCCCGCCCCCCGCCGAAGCGGGCCGCGTCCGACAGGGCCGGACGGATGATGAGCTCCCATATCTCGGGCTTCTGATCGGCGAACTCGTCGATCACGACGTCCCACCAGCCGACGCCGCGGAGACTGTCCGGCCGGTCGGCGCCCTTGATGTGGATTTCCACACCGTTGATGAGCTCGATGATGCCCAGGTTCACGTTGCTGTTGGCGACCAGGGGGCCGGCCATGTCCAGCAGACGCTTCCAGTAGATCGTGCGCGCGGTCGGATAGGTGGGCGCGATCAGACCCACCGGCATCTTCTGGACGTTGCGCTCGTCGAGCGCCGACGTGAGGCCGCGCACAGCGGCAAGCCAGGACTTGCCGAACCGACGCCCCGCGACGGTCACGATGAACCGGGCAGGGCAGTTGAACACCTCGGCCTGGGCCGGGTGCAAGTCGAAATTGAGGGTGACGTCGCTCACTGTTCAGAAACGACGACGGCCGGCACGCCGGCCTGGGTGCCGATCACGATGGTCACGCTCGGGGCGCCGCCCTTGGCGTCGTCCGCGAACTCCTGCGTGGCCAGCTTGCTCCAGAAGTCGGTCGGGACGACGCGCTGGATCAGCTTGTCGACCACGAGCGTGTGGAGCGGGTCTTTCTCGTCCAGGAGCGCCTTCTCGATCCGTGCGAACACGTGAGGCTGGAGCCCGGCGAGCTTCTGATACTGGAGGGCCACCAGCGCGTCGCGGGTGGGCCTCTTGGACGGGCGGCCAGGGCCGACGTCCCCTTTGCGCTCTGCGACGATGGCCTGGTGCACTGGGTCGAGCGGGGGGCGGCTGAGTGCCTGGCCCAATTCGGGCGGTTGCTCGGTCAGTACGGGGGGTGTGGTCGTCACGGGGGTTGGCTCCTTGTCGCGGGCCGGACGGCCCTAGCTATGGCGCCCGTAGGCGTAAGCGTCGGGCGGGGTTGTCACGTAAGTGGCCCCTCACTATACCACCCGTTTTCCTGTTGCTTTTTCCCCACAGCCGGGCCGGCGGTCGCCCAGGATAAACCCTGCGCAAGTCATTGATTTTGCTTGTTGCATAATGCGGGATGCGCTAAGGCTCGACCCCCTCTTTTACAGCGTCGGCGGGATACAAACGCTGCGCCGTGCGCCCACCCCCCAGGCACCCCCCTAGTCGCACACCGCACGGCGCACGGCGCAGCACGCACCGAAACGGTGCACGCACCAGCATGGTGCACAGTGCACAGTGATGGTGCACGGTGCGCTAAGGTGGGGCGTGCACTGACATGGTGCACGGTGCACCGGGATGGTGCGCCGAGGCGAGAGGCGCGGCGGG